ACCGGATGGCCGCGCGATTTCCCCCCCCCCTGACGTGGCGCTCTGGTGTCCGTGTGATCTCTCCCCCTGGCGCTCCCTTGGTGCTCTCTTCGCGCTCCGCAATTCAGTTTAGCGCTTTTTTTGGAGTCCGCGAAATGAGTTAACCGCATTTTTTGAGTTCCGCCCCACTCAGACAGCTCCCTTTAATTTGAATTAAAGGGGTTCTATTTTGTGTAGCCAATCATTTCGGCGAGTATGGAGTTTACTTATGAAGTGTATACTTTTTGTCGAAGTTTTCGAGTGACCGTTTAACTGCTGACATGCAATCTCAGATTGCATGTGTTATTCGAATTATTATGGCGGGCATGTTGTTTGAGGCCCATATTTACAGTGACTATTTGGGCTGTCCCACTGTACAATATGTGTGACTTGGACCAGTTATATCTTCTCCATGGAGTCAGTTTAAGATATATAATTGATCAAGGGGGCTATATATCGGGACGGAATTTCATATTTAAATTCCGTATATGATTAGTTCTTCTTAACAGCTATATACATTTAACATATCTTAAACCTGTTTGCTTGATATGTATCTGTTTAAGTACAGGCGTGGCAGTTTCTCTGGCCAACGACGTGGTTATTCTCGCAATCACGTGTTCAGACGTCCATCATCTACGAGACGTGTGGACGGGAAACGACGATATAATATATCTAGCAAGACCCCTGACGATGCCAAGATGTCGGCCCAGAGGATACATGAGAACCAGTTTGGGCCTGATTATGTATTGGCCCAGAATTCAGTATTGGCCACCTTCATCACCTTCCCCCAGCTTGGCAAGACCGAGCCTAACCGATCAAGGTCATATATTAAGTTGAAACGCCTCCGTTTCAAGGGTACGGTTAAGATTGAACGTGTGCAAGGTGATGTGAACATGGATGGGCCCGGCCCAAAGACGGAAGGCGTCTTCTCCTTAGTGGTCGTTGTGGATCGAAAACCTCATCTTAGCCCAACTGGATGTCTACATACCTTCGACGAGTTATTTGGTGCAAGGATCCACAGCCATGGTAACCTGGCGATAGTCCCTGCTTTGAAGGACCGTTTCTACGTACGTCATGTTCTCAAACGAGTGATATCGGTCGAGAAGGATACGTTAATGGTCGACCTTGAAGGAACGACGTCGTTCTCTAATAAGCGATTTAGTTGTTGGTCCTCTTTCAAGGACCTTGAGCGTGACTCATGTAATGGCGTTTATGGCAACATAAGCAAGAACGCCCTGTTAGTCTATTACTGTTGGATGTCGGATATTGTGTCCAAGGCATCGACATTTGTATCATATGACCTTGATTACGTTGGTTAATCAACAATTATATTATAACTGCCGTATATTAACTGAATTGCTCGTTCTCGTATTCCTCGTTTTCCAAACTCAGCAACTTAAAATTTATTTTAATGTTTTGGGCTGGGCCGTGCTACAATTACTACTGATACACTCATTGACAGTGGCCCTGACTAGCTCGTTTAATTGGGCCACTGACATTGTTATGTTCGACTGGGCCCTCTGAGCCCCAACTATGGAGGCCGAGTCACCTGGGTCTAGGGCGCTGGTGCCTAGTCTGTGGAGCTCTCTGTATGGATGGATCTCGTTCGCGAGCTCAGAGTCCGCATCTGATTGACCCAGTTCAACTGTACTCCTGGTAGCCCATGATTCACCAGGCCGGATTTCTATTGGGCCTTGACGACCCACTGTCGATATGGATGCTGACCTGATCAGCTTCCTTCCCCATCTCCCGTAGCCCACATGGCAGAAGTCGACGTCTTTCTCCGTGAACTGTTTCGACAGTATCTTGACCGTGGGAGCTTTGAAAGGGATGTCGACGGAATGTTTCGCCGTCGACAATTTCAGTTTACCTTTGAACTTGGCGAAGTGTGTGTTCTGGTGTACGTTCGTGTCGGAAACCCTGTAGTACAGCTTCCATGGAATGGGATCTTTCATGGAGAAGAAAGACGACGAGAAGTAGTGGAGATCGATGTTACATCTGACCGGGAAAGTCCACGACGCCTGCAAGGACTCGTTGTCAGTCATCCTTTTGTCATGAATCTCCACTACCACTGTGCCGGTGGCGTTAATTGGCACCTGTTGCCTGTATTCTATGACGCAGTGATCTATCTTCATACAACTACGACTGATTCTGGCACTCAATTGAGCCGCCGTTGACGGAAATTGCAGAATGATCTCTGTTAGGTCATGTGACAGTTGATATTCATCACGTCGAGACTCGATATAGTTGAACGCACTTGGAGGATTCACTAGCTGAGAATCCATTTGAGAATTCTAATAGCAGCGAAGGCCGCGCAGCGGAATCGTCTTCCTGAGATCAACAGTTGAAGAAGAGACGACGACCGTCGTCCACTGTTTAGGAATTTGGTAAAGTTAAGGGGAAGATGATAATGAAGACGATTTTAGTACGGATTGAGAGGAGATATTGTTTAATTGGTGTGTTATGACTAGCTGATATCGTCTTTAAATAGGATTTGATTGGCCAATGGCATTTTTGTAAATAAGGCTATGTACCCCAGATGAGAGCTCGCTCTATAAGTTATATGAATTGGGGTAATGGGGTACAATATATAGTAGAAGTTCCTAGGGGTCTTTAAGCGGCCATCCGCTATAATATT